TCCCATTGAAAATTCCACCCAGCATTTTTATTTGCCATATGAACATAAGGATGTAGTTCTTTATAAATCCAAGTATCATTTAACCATACTAAATCAGATCTTCTTTTGTGATATAAATTTTTAACTTCTTCTTTGTTTAACTTTTTATCACCATATCCGCCTGTTCTTGCCATTACTTCCTCTTGTGATAATGCATACTTAATAACTTCATCACAAAACCTAGGAGTTAAAGCTGAAGTAAAATACCAGAAATAATTAGAGAGATTCATAAGTTGTAGTTAAAATAAGGTTTAAAGAATCTTTTTGATTATTTGTAATGTAATACATCTGGGTAGATGGAAACATAATAAAGCCATTATTTTTTAAGGGTATATCCCAACTTCTCCCCGCTCTTCTGTTATCGTCATAATGTATTCTAACACTACAGTCTTTAACATTTACTCCATAAAGAAAAGTATAATCAGCAGAGTTTCTTAAATCTACGGGATCAATATTTAATAAAGGAATAGAAACTTCTTTTGGTTTATATATATTTCCCCAGGTTTCTTTATTTATTAAAGTAAAACCATATTCTAAATTTATATGCTCTCGCATATAAGTAGTGAGTTTATCCCATTCTCTTGAAAATGGAAATTCTGAATTTTTAATATGTGAGGATAAAATATGTGATTGAAGTTTTTCTCGGTCTATGTCAAACCCTTTAGGCATATCTATACTGCCATAATGTAAATCTATTTCGCTTAATACTTTCTTTTGCATACCAGTTCCTTTTATAAAGGACGGTATTATAATGTCAATATGATTTAAAAGAATTGATCTAGATCAATTATGCGGTAGTTTTATCCCAAGCGCCAGTGCCTTCATTCCACTCATAATGAGTATGGGCTGCTTTTTCTTCATCGGTTAGATCATCTGGAGCGTCACCGATTGGTGATTGCCATCTAGCTTCAGACGTATTTAACACCCAGGATGCATAAGGTGATTTAGGGTAGAATATATTATTATCTTCATCCCAAGTATAACCTATACCTGCGTAGTTTCCTCTAAATGCTTTTGAATCGTCACCGGATTTATGTTTTCCGTTATATGTATTGTAAGATGTTTGAATCCACATTTGAGCAGGCCAGTTATTGTGGTGTTCTAAATATTGTTGTCCTACTGATTCATCTTCAACACCATCAGCGTTTAGCATATCAGAATTATTCAAAGTTAATACTGCTATAACTTTTGAGTTTGATCCTAGTTTTGCAAAGTGTGCCATAATGTTTCTCCTTATATTATACTTAATTTAAAATGTAAATCCATATTAATTATTGAAATTTGTACCTTATATATACTATCCCTGAACCGCCAGCACCACCCGAATAGTCTGGAACACTTGCACATGGGGCTCCACCGCCGCCACCACCACCGCCAGTATTAACTGTTCCTGCACCAGCAGTTACGCCTGGACTAGTTGGTGCACCTGCACCGCCGCCACCAGTACCACCTGCCGCTCCTGTTGGAGCACAAGGGGCAGCTCCTCCGCCACCTCCTCCGCCAGAGTAAGCTGTTGGAGATGCTGAAATCGTTGTTGTTGCACCTGTTCCGCCTGCTGAGTTACCACCAGTAGCATTACTAGAAACAGTTGTTGCCCCTCCTCCACCACTAGCTGATCTTCTGTGAGCAGGGGATGGAGTTGTTCCGTGTCCATCAGCTGTTCCAGCATTAAATCCTTGTGCTGGAGTAACTGGAGGAGTATTTCCTGTTCCTCCTGAACCTGTGGGAGTAGATCCTCCACCTGAATATGGACTTGCTGTTCCACCGCCTGATCCTCCTGGACCACCGGGGTTAGTTCTTGGTGTTGGAGGTCTTCCTCCTCCACCATAGCCCCCACCGGCTCCTGTAATTGTACTAAATACTGAACTTACTCCTTGACCACCACAACCATAAGCTGCAGGTGAACCTGGACCACTTGGTCCTGTACCGCAAGCACCAGCGGCTCCGCCGCCTCCTACTGTTATTGGATAACCTGTTGCTGTAACTGTAATTCTATTTCCTGGAGTTCCGTAACCATCTAATGGACTTGCCGTGTATGGAGCCGTTGGAGATTTTACTTCTCTAAAGCCACCTGCGCCGCCTCCGCCGCCACCCCAAGAACCTTGAGTCGCACCGCCACCACCGCCGCCACCTACTACTAAATAAGAAACTAAATTGTTAGCTGCTACACTCCCTACGGAACAAACTGTAAAAGTTCCTGGTCCTGTAAATTTTGCTAGTTTATAATCTGTGCATACTGTAGTTAAAGTATTTCCACCTCCACTTACAGAACCTATTAAAAAATTGCTCGTACCCGAAAGAGAACTTGTATCATCTTGTGTTGGAATCCAACCTTTAGTTCCATCAACATAAACTAACATAACAGTTGCACCTGCCGTTGAAACTGTTGGATCTATAGTTGCTCCTCCATTAATTGGTGAACCACCTCGTCCAATTGTTAACTCGTTTGAATCAAATGTTAGTGCGTAATCTTTTAAGCCTACTATATCCCCTGCCGAAGGTGAACTTGGAAGGGTAGCTGTTACTCCACCACTAGTTGTGTTTACAAAATAACCTTTCCCTGATGCAGCAGTAAAGCCTCCTGTTTTAATATCTCCTGTTTGCCAATCAACAGTTCCTGTTCTTCCGAATCCTGTTTGTGATGCACCTGATGCAAGATTAATTGTATCTGAACTTGCTCCAATTGTAATCGTTGTTCCGCACTTATTAATTATATTAGTGCCCGGTTGATTTTGTACGTTGTCTACTTTAATTGTTGATGCCATAATTCTATTTTACCATATCCTATTTATATTTATACCTTATAATTACTACTCCAGATCCACCTGCACCAGATAAAACAGCAAGAGATGTGCCAGCTTTTCCACCGCCTCCACCGCCTGTATTAGCTGTACCACTATGGGGTCCAGCCGGTGTACCTAAAGCCGGATAAGTAGATGGAGATGATTCTGTTCCACCTTGTCCACCACCACCCGTTCCTCCGGACGGAGAAGCACCTCCTATACAAGCATACATACCGCCGCCACCACCACCAGCATATGCTGTATTTGCTCCTGAGATACCTGTTGTTGCGCCAGCACCACCAGCATTACCTGCTGGAAGTGAGGGAAAGGGAGCATTGCCGCCAGCAGCTGTAGCTCCACCGCCGCCTCCACCTGCGGAAGGTCCTCCTGCTGGTCCAGCCCCACCATTTTTTCCTTGAGGTGGACTTGTTGAGGGATCATTTCCATTTCCTGCAGCGGATGGACCAGAGTTATCTCCTCCACCGCCACCACCAGAACCTCCTGGTGTTCCTATCGTATCAGGAGCACTGCTTGGATTATATGTACCAGCTACTCCACCACCAGCAGATGTAACTGTTGAAAAAGTTGAAACACTACCAGAACAACCTTTACACGCTAAAGCAGGACCACCACTAGCTCCTCCTCCACCAACCGCAATTGGGTAAGGAGTTGCTGAAACTGTTATTGATGTTCCTCCTGGATTTCCATCCAAAGGACTAGCTGTATAAGGAGTGACAGGACTTTTATATTCTCTAAATCCTCCTGCTCCACCACCACCAGATCGCCAACTCGAACCTCCGGCTCCACCACCGGCAACTACCATATATGAAACTACATTATTAGCTGCACAAGGGTGCACCTGAGATACAGCCAAAGTTCCATTCCCTGTAAATGTATGAATTCTACAATCTCCGCAAGTAGTTATTGTTCCACCTGTAGCTACTATATACTCACTTCCTCTAACATTAGAAGTTGAATCCATAATATTAATCCAACCTTGTGTTGAATCAACATAAACAAAAGTAACTGATTGACCTTCAGCAGCTAAAGCTGCAGATTTTGCAATTCCACCAATTTTTTCTGAGCCATTAGGAGAAACTGTAACATTATTTGTTTGCCAAGTACCAGCGTAATCAGCCATAGAAACAATTGAACCTGCAGCTCCTGCTGGTAAATTAATTGTAATTGTGCCCGCTGTTGTGTTTAAAAAATATCCTTTACCTGTGACTGCTGTAATTGGGGAATCTCCTGTAACTTTTGGAGTTGTTACCCAATCAACAGTTCCTGTTCTTCCAAAACCTGTTTGACTAGCACCACTGCCTAAAGCTACTGTATCTCCTGATTCACCAAGAGTTAAAGTTGTTCCGCATTGTGGGGCTACTGTATTTACTTCTATTTTGCTCATAATTTATTTTACCATATCCTATTGATATCTATATCTTATAATTACTACTCCAGATCCACCAGCTAAACCAGTTGTGTTGTAAGGAACACATCTTTCACCACCTCCACCTCCACCACCAAGATTGGTACCTCCTGCTGTTCCATTTGCTGAATTAGGGGCTGGTCCACCAATTGTACCATTACCTCCACCGCCAGAGCCACCTGCTCCTAGAGTTCCACCTCCATAAGTTGATCCGCCACCGCCGCCTGCATAAGCAACTGGACTTGCAGTTATACAAGTACTTACTCCTGCTCCACCAGCACCACCTGTAGTAGTATTTGCACTACAAGGACCTGCAGCTCCAGCTCCACCGCCACCGCCCATTCCATAATTTGGTGCACCATAACCAGATCTTCCTCCAGAATTTCCTTGAGGTGGACTTACCGGAGGTGTATTTCCTACTCCAACACTACTAGGTGAATTATCACTGTTTCCTCCACCACCAGAACCACCTGGAAGTCCATTATAAGGATTAGAACTACCACCGCCACCACCTGTTGATGTAATTGTACTAAATACTGAACTTACTCCACGAGATCCTGCTTCATTTGGAGGAAAGGCATTACCTGCTCCACCCCCACCTACTGTAATTGGATAATCTGATACTGCAACTGTAACTCTATTTGGAGCAGATGGATAACCATTTAAAGGAGAGCCAGTATAAGGAGAGCTTGGACTTACAACTTCTCTCAATCCTCCTGCTCCAGCGCCGCCTCCGTGATTAGCACCTCCTCCTCCACCACCAGCTATTACTAGATGAGACAGTACATTGTTTGCAGAACAATTAGCAATTTTAGTTACTGAAAATGTTCCTGGACCTGTAAATTTATGAATTTTGTCATTTCCTGAAGTTGTTATTGTACCCCCGGTTGCCTCTATATATGGATTAGTAATTGCTTCTCCTTGTAAACCATCATCTGTTACTAACCAACCTTGTGTTGAATCTACATAAACTAATGTTACTGCTAAACCTTCTGTTGATAAAATTGCATTGTTAGTTGAACCACCTATTTTTTCTGAACCATTAGAAATCAATATACAATTATTTGTATCCCAAGTTTTTGCATAATCTTTAACTGCAACTACAGATCCAGCAGCTCCTGCTGGTAGTGTTACATCTACTTCACCACTTGTTGTATTTACAAAATATCCTTCGCCATTAACTGCTGTAAAATCTCCTGTCTTAACTGTTGTGTTCCAAGACGCAGCACCTGTTGCACCAAAACCTGATGCAGTACCAGAATTAGTTATTGATACACCAGCAGGAATAGTAAATGTATCTCCACTATCTCCTAATGTGGTTGTACCACAAGCTGTTCTTGGACTAATTTTATTTACTTTTATTTCACTCATTAAACTACTACCAACGTTCCTGTTATTGTGATTGTTGCCGGAATAGAAATTGGACCGGCTAAGACACCGCTCTCAATTGTTTGAGTAACATTCAAGCTGGATGCTTGATTGTTTATAAAATCGTTAGCGCCTGTTGCGCCTCCAACAT